TCGAAGTTGCCGTCCTGATGACGGTGCTCGACCAGTTCGGCGACAAAGACCCCATCCCCTCGAATTCGAGCAAGAGCATCCAGTTCAACCGCTTGGAGAAGCTGGCAACCAGCACCTCTCCGTCGCAGTTGGTCGAGGGTGTTATGCCGGATGCGACTGGTCTGGCGATGTCTCAGTTTACCGCTGTGGCAGAACAGTACGGCCTCGTGCTGCGCTTGTCTGACCTGGCGGAACTCACTTCCAAGCATGATGTGGTTGGACGTGCGTTGTATGTCCTTGGGCTGCACGCTGCGGAAACGTATGACATTCTTGTGTTCAACGTTCTGTCTGCTGCGACCTCTACCTATTTCCCCAACGGCAAGACCGCGACCACGATCACGGCTGCTGACAAACTCGGCTATGTCGATTCGACGGCCATTCACGCTAACCTGATGGATCAGGGCGCTCGCCCGTATGATGATGGGAACTACGTGTTTGTGGTTGCCCCTCAGGTCCATGCTGTGCTGCAACAGGACCCCGATTGGAAGGCGTCCCACCAGTTGTCCAAGCCGGATAATATCTGGCGCGGTGAATTCGGACAGCTCGCTGGATTCCGTTTCGTTAAGTCGAACGCTCCTGGCTTTGCCCCTGTCACGACAGCGACGGCTGGCCGTGCGAACAAGGCGTATTTCTCCTTCGCCATTGGCCGCAATGCCTACCAGATTACTGATCTCCAGAACCTCCGTGTGTATGCGGCGGCTCCTGGCGGACAGACGGATACCCTGCAACAGTCCCGTAAGTTGGGTTACAAGTTCGCTTTCAAAGCGATCATCACCAACCAAAACTGGATTTTTGCCACTCAGTCTGCTGGACAGAACTCCGTTACGAACTAATTGACCCTCTTCTAGGTGGGGGAGGTACTACCCCTCCCCCTACCTACTTTCAAAACTTCCAACAAGGAATAAGGTAATCCAATGGCTGACACAATCGGCACTGAAGTAAAAGAAGTGAAAGCATCAACCAGCAATAAGGTTCCAGCACCGACGGCACCTAAGCTGAATGTAACCCAGCAACGCATCGAAGATGCTAGGGACAAAGCCAATTGGGAATGGATCACCGTTCCTGAGCACGACTTGTTTGGCCAGGTCCACGATGGCGTCCGGCTAAACTTTGAACTGTACGGCCCTGGCAAGCACTTTGTTGATCCAGTTATAGCCGAACAGCTTCGTACTCAAATTGACGGCGGCCTAAAAGCCCAGATGCGAATCATGCAACCCCAGACCGACATTCGATACAAAGAAATTATGCAGAAGATGGGCAGAACCCCGGCGACTAACCCGAACTTCTAACGCCAATGCCTACAGATTTCAACGTCGCCATTAAAGTAGTCCTTGCCAATGAGGGTGGGTTGGTTGACAACCCCCGTGACCCTGGCGGTTTAACAAACTACGGGATATCCCAACGAGCCTACCCTGATGTTGATGTTCGTCACTTGACTGCAGACGCAGCCGCTGCAATTTACCATCACGACTATTGGCTATACGGCGACCTGAACAACCAAGACGTAGCAACAAAGTTGCTCGACATGTCCGTGAACATGGGCTTGAAACGAGCAATCACACTCTGCCAGATTGCTTTAAATGACGTAGGTGAACATTGTGGAGTGGATGGAAAATGGGGACGAGCAACCGAATCCACCATAAATGGGTCCCTTGCTAGCACCCTTCTTCCAGAGATCAGAGCAAGTCAGAGTCATTATTACACTAACCTAGTAGCCCAGAAACCTGAGCTATACACATTCCTGAGAGGGTGGTTACGCCGTGTCCAGTCCTGTTAATTGCGATTGTCCTCACTGTGGGCGATGCCCGCATTGTGGACGTGGTGGGTATCCAACACCATACTATGTTCCGTATTATCCTTATCCTCAACCTCCATATTATTCTCCATATTACTACTCCCAAAGCACTAACCAAAATCAGCAAGGAGGGACAACCACATGGGGTTCGACATCTCAAGTATCATCGGCGGGTCGATAGGTGACGCCTTTGCAAAGATAGTTGGAGTATTCAAAGTCTCGCCTGAGAAAGCTCTCGAAGCGCAGACTCAGTTAGAAACTATTCGGCTTGGCTTGGAACAGCAACTAGTCCAACAGGTCACTGCTCAAATCGAAGTTGATAAGCAAGAAGCATCTAATGCAAGTATCTTTGTTGCTGGTTGGAGACCCTTTATAGGGTGGATATGTGGCTCTGGGCTAGCTTGTCAGTTTATCATTGGTCCTATTTTCACGTGGGTCTCAACTTTAATTAAACACCCCACACCGTTCCCTACCCTTGATCTTGGTACCTTAATGACATTGTTGTTGGGTATGTTGGGCTTAGGTGGGATGCGTACTTACGAAAAAGTCAATGCAGCCGTTGGTTCAACGAAATTACAATAATCGTAGTTAGCGGATACTAATGCCTTATACTACTTTCCCGCAGGTCCAAGATATAGTGAATGGAACGTCTCAGGACATTCACTCTCAGTTGTCTACAACCACCAACCCGGGGTTGGGCATTCTGATTGATTATACGAACCGTGTTCACAAACAGGTATTGCGGTTTAGTCGTTGGAGTTTTCTATCCAGCGACTTTTTGTATTTCTTGACCGACCGTGGTCAAACTAAGTACTGGCTCGGCCAGGCTCAAGACCAACCACCTGGGACTGTGGACACTGGGTTGCATTTGAACGACGTGGATAAGATCAACAAGCAGGAAGTTTATGACATTACTAACCTGCGTGGGTTGAAGTGGCTATCATCTCCGCCTATCGGTCCTAACCTTATCACCCCTTCGGGAGTGCAGCGCCCTGGGTTGCCCAGCAACTTCATCCAGAATCCCAACAACCCGAACATCCTGGAGATATACCCGGCCCCAGATAACCAGAACACCAACCAGCCGTTCCCTCAAGTTCCAGTAATGACCACCACTACAGGTGGTGCGTTAGCTGCCCGCACCTATATCGTTAAGGTTACGTTCACGGACCAACTCGGTGGAGAAAGCACAGCTTCAAGCAACATCATTGCAAACACCCAAGCAGGCGGTCAGATATTCATTTCAGCTAATAAGCTGGCAGTTATTAAAAGCCCTGTCGTCCCAATCCCCTCTTCCACCTCTGGTGAGATGTATAACGGCTATAATGTTTATGCTAGTGTCGCGGTTATTGTTAATGGTCTCGTAACAAATGAAGGTACTGAGACGTTGCAGAACGTTACCCCAATTGCTATTGGCACGGACTTTATTGAACCTACCTCTGGCCTAACCACCACGGGCCGCGTCCCCCCAATCGTCAACACTCTCCAACCTGTGGGCGCATATATCATTAGGTTCAAGTACTTCAAGAACCGCCTGAACCTCTCGGACCCCAACGACTTTCTACAAGTCCCAGACGACTATAAGGATGTTATTATTAGTGGTGTGAATTCTTATGCATTCAAACTCTTGGGTAAAGACGAAGAAGCCCGGGTGTCATACCAACTTTACCGTCAAGGTCTGACAGAAATGATTTGGGATAAGAACCTCTTTCCTGAAGGCGTCAACTTCATCCGTCCTGATGTAGGAAGCTACGTCAACCAACAGATACTCGGCTTCCTGCCGCCACTGATCTAACATGCCCCAAGCTCAAACAAAGCCCCAGCGACTTGAAGACAATCAAGTATACCGCTACTATCGGCAGGAGTGGCTGGCTGCTGGTGTGGATAACTTCACCCTACCACCTGCTCAGAACCAAGATATGTTTGAACTCCTTACCAATATACTCCCGCCTGCCACGAATGTGTTGAAGCGCCGCTTTGGATACAAACTCTTTACCCCTCAGCTAGATACTGGCAGCGGTGATGGTTCGTAATGCCAAACCCTTTCATCAAAGCTAACACGCTACTGAACTACCAGAACAACGCTCTTGGCCAGCGTGCTTTTATTGCTGCAGCCAGCGATGCGACTGGAGCAAATTCCATTACCAACAACGTTGGGTATTGGGATAACGCAAGTACGTTTCAGACTATCTTCACGCCCTCAGCAGGTGCAACGCAAGTGCGTGGGGTCAACTCTAGAGATTGGGAATTCTTCACAGACAGCGTAACGGCTGACCTTAAATCCTGGAACATTGCTAATGGCTCAAGCAAGTGGGGTATCTTTTCTCCTACCTCCGCAGTAGGTATTGCCTCAGCTTCTGGCTCAACCCAACCTTGGACTGCTAGCACTGAGTTCTCCACCTTCGGCTGTATAGTTGACTTCAATGGTAACACCGAACAGTTAGTCGGGGTCAATGCCCTCGGCACTAACACCAGCGCCACGCTCGGCACAACCAGCACTGGCCAACCCACCTGGAATCAAACATCTGGTAATACTACCACTGACGGCACGATCACCTGGACAAATAAAGGACCTATTGGTGTATGGAAAAAGGGCGGTTCCTTCACCAACTATATTAACTCAGGGACTACTAATGCTCCAGCGGTTATTTGGGACCCAGTATCTAACGCTTTATACTGTACAGCCAACAGTATCGGCACTGCTGGACAAACAACCCCGCCTTTTACTGCTACCCCTGGCTGGACCTATACTGAAACCACAGGGCTAAAGTGGTTCTTCTTTGGCGTAGGCAATACGAACTCTCCAACCAACAAGGGCCAGCTTTGGCAGCACAGCACCTTCTTCCCTCACCAAGGCAGCGTCCAGAATAATGAATCCGCCTCAGCTATCGTTGAGCCGTGCCCAGTTACAAAATCCTACAACCCTCTTACCAACACGTTCAACCAACCAGTATACGTCCAAGCGGCCACCTCTGTGGGTGGTGGCACATCAGCAGCCAGCTTCTCCAACCCGGCCTTCCAAACTAGCGCTGCTGGCACCTATATCTACGATGACAACATGATTTGGTTGAACCTTGGTTCAGCAACCTGGCCTGCTACTACTACAGTTACAGCCTGGGCATCCGGCTCAACCAACTTCAACGTTATCAAAGACACTAATGGCAACCTCCAAGTGTGTACCGTAGGTGGTACAACTGGGGGCGGCACACCAACCTGGAAGACCCAGTATGGTGATACCACCTCTGACGGCGGCACAGTCAAGTGGGTTTGCATTGGCGGCAGCCAAAGCTGGGTAGCCTCTACCCAATGGTTCCT